TTAATAAAACTCTATACCCGTAATCTTCAATGAGTTCTGGCGCTTCCCTTTAATTCCTTTTACATATTCAAAATGAATGTTTTTGATTGCCATCTTTATGAATTCAGTTTTTAACTCATCTTCCATTAATTCCCAGCCGTTTAGCAATGAATACTTGAAATTTTTAATCTTCTCATAGTTAAAAGTCTTACCCTTATCATTATCCTTGCGCTTTTCATACTCATGTATTTCTTTGTCAATACGACTTATTATTGGAAAAGCTTCATCCTTATCCATCATACCTTCTATAAAAAGTGTTTGACATCTAGCGCGTTCTTTTCGCAACTTTTCAATATCGATGCCGACATCTTCTATTTCTTTAGGTTGGTTTTCGATTTTATATGATGTTAAATCAAATTGTTTTAGATAATTGTAAAAGTGTTTTAAAACCTCGCCTTCGTCGATGTTACATGCATTTTTATTTTTAGTATTTTTGCAGTTAGAACAAAAGTATAGTTTAGAATACCAAACTTCTTTATTTTTAGGCGTATGCTTGACTGTGTTTAAAGTCAATTTCTGGTTACAGTTTGGACATAATAGTTTACTTCTGAAAATAGCGTTATGTTTTACGATTGTAGAGTTAGTTTTTTCACTTATCCTTAATTTTATTTCTTCGTATTCTTCTTCACTTATAATAGCTTCGTGGGTGTTTTCGACGAATATGTCACCGAAAACAAGATGACCTCTAGCTACCGGACTCGTTAGAGCATTGCCTATAACTGATCTGTGCCAGTTTTTACCTAAGGGTGCTTTGTATTTAGAGTTGTTCAATTTTATAGTTATTTCTCTTAAACTAGTACCTTTTTTCGCTTCTTCTACTGCAAATCGTAATACTTTTTTATATTCATTAGGCACAAATTTATCGTTTACTCTGTCGTAATAGAAAGGAGGGACAGTTTTAGCTAACCCTTTTCTAGCTGATGCGCGTCGACCCATTGCAGTACGCTCTTGAATTGTAGTACGCTCCCACTCTGCCATAGCACCTACTAATGTTACGAACAAACGTCCCATAGCAGAAGTTGTGTCATATACTTCTGTTGCGCTCCTAAACAACACGTTTTTATTCTCAAACAATTCTAGTATCTCTAGTAAGTCTTTAACACTTCGAGTTAATCGATCTAGTTTATAGACTAAAACCAAATCAAAATTATCTATTTCATTCAACATTTCTTGTAAAGCGGGTCTGTCTTTTTTAGCTCCGGAGTATCCAGCGTCAGTATATACTTTATGAATTTTCCAGTCGTTTATGTCGCTGTAAGCTCTTAATTTTCTTTCTTGTTCTTCGATAGAGTGTCCTTTTTCTTTTTGTTCAAGTGTACTCACTCTAGTATAAATTGCTACTTTCATGTGCTCCCTCCTCAAAATTGGCAAAAAATAATAAGGGTAGGCGGGCTACCCGTGAAAATTGTATAAAAAAAGAGAGAGCGCAGATGCACCCTCTCATGTCGCAAATATTTCAGCGACTTGTCTAATTTGAAGCTTGCCGCAAATATTTCAGCGGCTTGTTTTGTATATATGTAATATACCATCAAAGAGAGTGTAGTTCAAGCGATTTAACTAAGAAATCTAATTTTTATACTATTTTCAATTTTATCTACTGTTTCTTTTGAATATGATATTTCTCCGGCAGGGTCATACCTATTAATTTTCGATATTCTATCCTTGCTGATTGTAGTGATATTTAAAACGTTAGCATAGGTCTTTTTATACTTGAATCGCTCATATCTTTTGCGAACCTTCGAATATTTTTTGAAGTCGTCATTCAGCGATTTGTTTTCATCAAGTAATTTTTGATCGTATGGGTTTTCTGCTTTTGACACCTTTTCAAGATTGTTCATGATTTTTTTAGCTAAATCCTTACCCGTTACGTCCATTTTTTCCAATACTAAAGGTAACAAATCTTCTTCGATATGCACATTGAATTTACTTCTGGAAGATGTAAGTGGAACTACCGTTAATATTGGATTTTTATTTGAATCGTGATTATTAAGTACCATACAAAAATGGTTTCCAGAAAACTCTCTGCCAACATTAACACCTAACTTTACATAAATTATAGTGCCTTTTTTATATCTGGTGTAACTTTTGTTTTCTTTTAACAATCTAACTTCATCCAATAAAAACTCTGAATATTCAAGACACCATGAATTCATATATTTAAATTTGTAAATCTCGCTATTTTGAATCTTTTTAAAATTATTAACTGCTGTTTCTAAAGGTGCGTTCTCTTCCATCCCTCATCCTCCTCACGCCACATAGGCGCTATTAATCAAAAATACGATAGTTATAAATAACTTTGCCTATCACTTCGATTTCATCAATAGAATCTAAATCGTAAGAATTAGTTTTAAATTCATCTGAATAGCTTGCTGGGTCTAAATGTAGTTTTGTTTCAGTACGTCTCACACGCTTAACTGTATATTCACCACCTAGACGTAATACAAGGATGTCATTGCTGTTAAGTTTATGATCACAAGACTTTCTATAATCATGGACAATTATATAAGAACCGTTAGCGAGTATTTTATTCATGCTATCTCCGTTTATTTTTAGTGCTATACATTCGCTAGGTTTACGACCGTTAAAAGCAAATGGTGGAACTTTTAATTTTTCATTATCAATTGCAACTTCCTCGAAATTTCCAGCAGAAACTTTACCGAAATATGGAACCTCGATTTCGCTATCAAATTCTGGTAAAACAATTTCTTCAATTTCTCCTAAGAGATAACCTTTAGAAACATTGAACAAACTTGAAATTTTTTCGACCATACCCATTCTAGGTTCAGTTCTTCCACTTTCCCACATTCTTATAGTACCTTCGGAAACATCTAATTTTTTAGCCATCTCAACTTTAGACAATCTATTGTTCAATCTGATTTCTTTTATGGAATTTTTGAAAGCCATTTTGTTTCCCTTCCTTATATATAATGTTTTTACACTTTTATTATACTATGAAAAATCGTAATTGCAACCCTTAAAATACGATTTAACAAAATAAAAATACGTAATTTTTAAAAATAATTACGAAAAATACTTGCAATCGTATTCTAATTACGATATACTTTGATCAGAACTTAACAAGGAGGTAAAAAAATGAACTACATCAAACATAGTTTGAAATTAGATGAATGGCGAAAACGAAAAGGTTACACCCAGTCATCTTTCGCAGAAAAACTTGGCATTTCACCGTCTACTTATAACATTTGGGAAAACAACCCAGAAATGATTAAACCTAGAGATGCTTTTAGAATTGCTAAGACATTAGATATCTCTATTGATGAGATTATTTTTTTAAAAGATGAATCGTATTTTAAATACGTTTTAGTCGAAGAAAAACAAACATCTTAATAGGAGGAAAACAAATGCAAGACTTAAAAAAGATTCATGAAATAGCAGTAAAAATCATCGAACTAGCAGAAAAAGAAAAATGGAGCGAAGAGGAATTACTAACGACAATAGACCTCTTACATCTCCAAAATAAAAATACATTGTCTTTAACTGTTGATGGTAAAAAAATTATTTAGGATTTTTTGTATTCATATCAACATCAAAAGTTAAAGGGTTTTCATCAACCAAAATTAATAGGTGACTTGAACGTATATCAATATTATTGCCGTTAACGTGGATTGTTACGACCAAACCATTTTCGTAAGCTAATCGAACACCTTTGCTACCATCTACAAATTCACATGGTGTTTCTTCAAACTTACCGGCATTTCTAACATTGATACTAAAGTTATAGTTAGTTTTCAATCTTATCACCACCCATCATCGCAGTAGCGATAAATAAATTATACACGAAAGGAGCATAAACATTATGCAAGCATTACAAACATTTAATTTTGAAGAATTACCAGTAAATACATTAACAATCGAAAATGAACCATACGTTGTAGGTAACGAAGTAGCTAAGATATTAGGATATTCAAACTATCGAAACGCTATAAATAACCATGTAGAGGATGAAGATAAGCTACGTACCCAAATCAGGTACGCAGGTCAATTAAGGACTGTGACATTAATCAACGAATCAGGATTATACAGTCTAATCTTCGACGCTTCTAAACAAAGCAAAAACGAAAAAATCAGAGAAACCGCTCGAAAATTCAAACGTTGGGTAACATCAGATGTCCTACCAGCTATTCGCAAACATGGTATCTACGCAACGGACAATGTAATTGAACAAACATTAAAAGATCCAGACTACATCATTACAGTGTTGACTGAGTATAAGAAAGAAAAAGAGCAAAACTTACTTTTACAACAAGAAATCGGAGAACTAAAACCCAAAGCAGACTATGTAGATGAAATCTTAAAGTCAACTGGCACATTAGCCACAACTCAAATCGCGGCAGACTACGGTATATCAGCACAAAAGTTAAACAAACTACTACACGAAGCTAGATTACAACGAAAAGTAAATAAACAGTGGGTGCTTTACTCAGAACACATGGGCAAGAGTTACACAGAATCAGACACTATACCAATTGTACGCTCTGACGGTAGAGAAGACACAGTTTTACAAACTAGATGGACACAAAAAGGTAGATTGAAAATACATGAAATCATGACTGAATTCGGTTATGAAGCTAACGTAACTGCTTAACAGGAGGGCGCAGCAAATGGAAGATCAAAACAAAAAAGTCATTTATTACTACTATGACGAAGCAGGTAATAGACAACTATTATCAATTGGAGACTTGAATCTCTATTTATTAAAAGATATTAAATCAAGATTTGGTTTATATAAAAAACAAATCCCTGATTTAGATAATCTGTTCGTTCAAATAGACGGTGTTGAATTTAAAGTACTATAACCCGAGCAATGCACCTCTTAAACAACATTATACACGAAAGGAGCATAAACATTATGCAAGCATTACAAACATTTTGTTTCCAATAAAAAAACACACACCTTGTCGTAGAAGGTATGTGTTACGGAAATTTTGTTTGGTTCTAATCACTACGACTAACAGCACAATTTTTGCTGGTATCGTCCCCAGCCCTGTATGGTGCTTAGGTTTTCCATCAAAGTCTAGCGTCCTAAAAGTTACTACCTTCTAGTACGCATACCTTGTTAACGTCTCAGTTGACTGTGGAACACAACAAACGATGTTCTAATTTAGACTTACTAACCTATAAAACCACAGGATGATTTAAAACCTCGCATAAGCAAGGAAATCACCTCCCAGTGTAGTGGGGTTGGATTAATTATATAACGAAATATCGTTATAAACAATAAGGAGTGGTAAGATGCTGAACTTAAAAGAATTGAGAGAAGAAAAGGGGATAACGCGCTATCAACTAGCGAAGCTAACAGAATTACAAAATTCGACAATTCAATCTATCGAAACAGAAGTTAAAAATCCCGGCTTCCTCACAGTAAAAAAAATATGCGATGCACTACAAGTTGATATCGCTAATGTAAAGGAGAAATAAAATGCAAGCATTACAAACAAAATCGAACATCGGCGAAATGTTCAATATACAAGAAAAAGAAAATGGAGAAATCGCAATCAGCGGTCGAGAACTTCATCAAGCATTAGAAGTTAAGACTCCATACAAAAAATGGTTTGAAAGAATGAGTGATTACGGATTTGAAGAAAATATCGATTATGTAGTTACGGACATTTTTGTCCATAACCCACTAGGAGGTCGTCAGAATCAAACTGACCACGCACTCACACTAGACACTGCAAAAGAAATCGCAATGATTCAACGTAGTGAACCTGGCAAACGTGCAAGGCAATACTTCATCCAAGTTGAAAAAGCATGGAACAGTCCAGAAATGATTATGCAACGTGCTTTAAAAATTGCTAACAACACAATCAATCAATTAGAAACAAAGATTGAACGTGATAAACCAAAAATTGTATTTGCAGATGCAGTAGCTACTACTAAGACATCAATTTTAGTTGGAGAGTTAGCAAAGATCATTAAACAAAACGGTATAAACATCGGGCAACGCAGATTGTTTGAGTGGTTACGTCAAAACGGATTCCTTATTAAACGCAAGGGTGTGGATTATAACATGCCTACACAGTATTCAATGGAACGTGAGTTATTCGAAATTAAAGAAACATCAATCACACATTCGGACGGTCACACATCAATTAGTAAGACGCCAAAAGTAACAGGCAAAGGACAACAATACTTTGTTAATAAGTTTTTAGGAGAAAAATAAAAATCTTAATAGGAGGAATTATCAATGAACACACTATACAAAACAACCCTCCTCATCACAATGGCAGTTGTGACGTGGAAGGTTGTAAAGATTGAGAAAAACACAAGATTTAAACTTAGAAATTTTGATTATCCAAAAATTAATAATGCTCAGAGCAAATCATTGTTGGATATTGCTAGTCACGATCTAAAAGATATTTAACTGTATTCAAAATTTTCATATCTTGTTGAGCTTTTAAGCTTTCGTATAAAGCTATTGAATAAATAATTTCGTAAGATACGTTTTCAGGAGCATCTTCTTTCAACTTATTTATTCTATCTCTAAAAAAGTCACTGTCACCACCGAATTCTTTTTCGGCTTGATTACTAAGTTCACCAAAGAAATTTTGAAAATCATTAAATTCCATACTTATCACCTCCTTTCACTAGGAGATAACTAAATTATACACGAAAGGAATGGTAGAAGTGCCACCACACATTCAACAAATGTTATACGAAATCCAGTTAAAAGCTGGTATACCTCAAAAATTAATGGAAATGCAAGGTTTGATAAACGATGAAACAACCAAAGAGGAGAAAAAAGAAAATGAGTAACATTTATAAAAGCTACCTAGTAGCAGTACTATGCTTCACAGTCTTAGCAATTGTGCTTACGCCATTGCTGTACTTCACTACAGCATGGTCAATCGCGGGATTCGCAAGTATAGCGACATTCATATTTTATAAGGAATACTTTTATGGAGAATAAAAAAACTGCTACTTGCGCCAACAAGTAACAGTGACAAACGATTAACAAAATTAATTCGTGTTCAATATAAAACGAAAAAAGGAGGAAGTCAAGATGTATTACGAAATAGGCGAAATCATACGCAAAAATATTCATGTTAACGGATTCGATTTTAAGCTATTCATTTTAAAAGGTCATATAGGCATATCAATACAAGTTAAAGATATGAACAACGTACCAATTAAACATGCTTATGTCGTAGATGAGAATGACTTAGATATGGCATCAGACTTATTCAACCAAGCGATAGATGAATGGATTGAAGAGAACACAGACGAACAGGACAGACTAATTAACTTAGTCATGAAATGGTAGGAGGCATGAAAAGTGAATGAATTACAAGAGAGAGAACTAGAAACATTTGAACAAGACGACCGATTCAAAGTAACAGACTTAGACAGTGCTAACTGGGCCTTTAAGAAACTAGATGCAATCACAACTAAAGAGAATGAAATCAACGAGTTAGCAAATAAAGAAATTGAACGCATAAACGAATGGAAAGATAAAGAAGTAGAAAAATTACAGAGTGGCAAAGAATATTTACAAAGCCTTGTAATTGAATATTTCAGAATACAAAAAGAACAAGATAGCAAATTCAAGTTGAATACACCTTACGGAAAAGTGACAGCCAGAAAAGGTTCAAAAGTCATTCAAGTTAGCAATGAGCAAGAAGTTATTAAACAACTTGAGCAACGAGGTTTTGACAACTATGTAAAGGTAACTAAAAAACTTAGCCAATCAGACATTAAGAAAGATTTCAATGTAACTGAAAACGGCACTTTAATTGACGCAAACGGCGAAGTTTTAGAGGGTGCTAGCATTGTTGAGAAACCAACATCATACACGGTAAAGGTGGGAGAATAGATGACTGAACAACTTAATTTATACCAAAAAATAGCGGATGTTAAAGCGAATATTGCGGGCTTCACAAAAGATACTAAGGGATATAACTTTTCGTATGTTTCAGGATCTCAAATATTACACAGAATAAGAGAAAAGATGATTGAACATAATTTATTGCTAGTCCCCAATACGTCAAATGAAAATTGGACAACACATACTTTTAAAAACAAAAAAGGTCAAGAAGTGACAGAATTCATAGTTGAAATGGATTTGAATTATACATGGATTAATGCTGATAAACCAGAAGAACAGTATGAAGTTAGTTATCATGCTTACGGTCAACAAAATGATATTTCACAAGCACATGGAACAGCGTTAACTTATGCTGAACGCTATTTCTTAATGAAGTTCTTTAACATCCCAACCGATGAAGATGACGCAGACGCAAAACAAAAACAAGATAAATATTCAGCAGTAAGTCAAGAACTTAAAGACATGCTAACTAAAGAAGCAAATGATTTTATAGCCATAGCTAAAGAAAGTGGATTTGCTGAAAAACACCAAGAACAAATTAACAAATTAGAAAAAATGAACGTCGAAACACTGAACAAAAACCAAATCAATGTAACCAGACAACAGATAAAAAAATGGCTTGGAGGAATTGAATAATGAATACAGTAAATTTAATTGGGAACCTAGTGGCAGATCCAGAATTAAAAGGTCAAAACAACAACGTAGTTAACTTTGCAATTGCAGTACAGAGATTATTCAAAAATAAACAAACGAACGAATATGAAACAGACTTCATTCGTTGTGTTGCATTTGGTAAGACTGCTGAAATCATCGCTAATAACTTTACTAAAGGTAATAAAATTGGCATTACTGGTTCAATACAAACCGGTAGTTATGAAAATAATCAAGGACAGAAAGTGTTTACTACAGACATCGCAGTCAACAATATAACTTTCGTTGAACGTAAAAACAACGGTCAATCTAGCAACCAACAACAAAACAGACAAACTCAAACTGGTAATAATCCTTTTGATAATACCACTGCGATTACTGATGATGACTTACCGTTCTGATTGGAATGATTAGATGCCAATAATTACTAGTTATATCACTCAAGATGACGGTACAACAACAGTTGTCATCTCGGGTGTTGAATTAGGCAATAAAGAAACATTACTACTTGATAACGGATTTGATGTGGAAGTCGATGTAAGCGTCATAGATCCGTTTCAAATTACCGGCAAGCAACGACGAAAAATATTCGCGCTTGTCAAAGACATAGAAGAATATACAGGTCAACCAATGGACTATATGCGACATATGTTCATCGAGTATGTAAGGACTTACTACGGCTATGATGAACGTATTTCACTAAGTAATTGTACGAGAACACAAGCAAGTCAAATCATTGAAGCAACGCTTGACTGGACGTTCTACAATGACATACCACTTAGCTACAAAACAAGCGACTTGCTGAAACAAGATAAATCGCTCTTATACTGGTCAACTGTTAACCGCAACTGTGTAATTTGTGGAAAGCCTCACGCAGACCTAGCGCATTATGAAGCAGTCGGCAGAGGAATGAACAGAAACAAAATGAATCACTACAACAAACATGTATTAGCGTTATGTCGCGAACATCATAACCAGCAACATGCGATTGGCGTTAAGTCGTTTGATGATAAATATCACTTGCATGACTCATGGCTAAAAGTTGATGAGAGGCTCAATAAAATGCTGAAAGGAGAGAAAGAGAAATGAACAAAATATTAATACGCTTTGCTATTAACTATATAAAATATCAACAAAAACAATTGCGTGAAAAAGAAGCCCGAATTAAATATCTAGAGGGCTTCTTAAAAGGGAAGGGTTATTGACTGTTTTTGTTTTGCAATTCCATCAATCTTTCAAATTGATCCGGATACTGAACGGCAAGTTCCATCATTCTTACCATAGAATCAGCGGGAATATCAGGGTCTTGTTTGGTCACTGAAGGTAGAAACTCTTTTAATTCGGATAAATCGCTTTTTATATCTAACAAATGTCTATTTAAAACACCGTATTCATTATCGATATTATTATACTTATTGACTGGATTTTCAAAATTGAAATCATTATCTGTAAATGTTTTGATGGTTTCTTTAAGTTGGTCTTTGGCATTTACTACATCCGCGTATAATTCGCTGTAGTAAATTGTACGGTAAGCGCTAACATCAAAAGGGATATTCTCATCTTTGTTAATCATAGTAATTGTTGGTCTCTCTAGAGCGTGTCTGTAACCTAATTCATAAAATACGTTCGGGTTATGCGTACTCAAATCTACAATAACTAATTCAGAATTCGTTAATCCACCAATTATTTCATCAGTGATTTTATTGGTCGATGATATAAGGTCAGATCGTTGGATTTCAAAATCTGATTCTAAAGCAGGTTTTATGATGGATTGTAAAAGAAAATCAGAGTTTCTTCTTACTTTAGAATCATCAGTACCTATAGGGCAAGCAATGAAACATTTTTTCAAGTTATTCACTCCTAATCATATTTTTATTAATTATAACAGAAAGGAGATAAAAAAATGGCAACATTTAGAACGATAAAAGAAAGTGGCGATTTTGTAACTGTGCATAAATCTTTTGTGTTCGATAGTAATTTAAGTGCTAAAGCTAAAGGGATATTATTGTATTTCCTGAGTCGTCCTGACAATTGGCAAATATACACGTCAGAAGTAGTTAAACATATGAATGATGGACAAAAATCAATCAATAGTGGCGTTCAAGAACTTATGGATAATAAATATGTTCACAGAATACAAAAAAGAGCTGAAAACGGTGTGTTTAAAGGTTTTGAATACTTAGTTTACGAAAAACCAACCGAAATGCCATTTTCGGAAAACGGATTATCGGCAAACGGGTTTTCGGAAAACGGAAAAACGGAAAACCGAAAAGGGCGTACTACTAATAATAATAGTACTAATAATGATTTAACTAATAATAACAATACTAATAATGAAGGAAGTATATTGTCGGGCAACCCGACGGTGTCTTCCATTCCCTATAAAGAAATTATCGAATACTTAAATAAAAAAGCAGGAAAGCATTTTAAACATAATACAGCTAAAACAAAAGATTTTATTAAAGCAAGATGGAATCAAGATTTTAGGTTGGAGGATTTTAAAAAGGTGATTGATATCAAAACAGCTGAATGGTTAAACACGGATAGCGATAAATACCTTAGACCAGAAACACTTTTTGGCAGTAAATTTGAGGGGTACCTCAATCAAAAAATACAACCAACTGGCACGAATCAATTGGAACGCATGAAGTACGACGAAAGTTATTGGGATTAGGGGGATATTATGAAACCACTATTCAGCGAAAAGATAAACGAAAGCTTGAAAAAATATCAACCTACTCATGTCGAAAAAGGATTGAAATGTGAGAGATGTGGAAGTGAATACGACTTATATAAGTTTGCTCCTACTAAAAAACACCCGAATGGTTACGAGTATAAAGACGGTTGCAAATGTGAAATCTATGAGGAATATAAGCGAAACAAGCAACGGAAGATAAACAACATATTCAATCAATCAAACGTTAATCCGTCTTTAAGAGATGCAACAGTCAAAAACTACAAGCCACAAAATGAAAAACAAGTACACGCTAAACAAACAGCAATAGAGTACGTTCAAGGCTTCTCTACAAAAGAGCCAAAATCATTAATATTGCAAGGTTCATACGGAACTGGTAAAAGCCACCTAGCATACGCTATCGCAAAAGCAGTTAAAGCTAAAGGGCATACGGTTGCTTTTATGCACATACCAATGTTGATGGATCGTATCAAAGCGACATACAACAAAAATGCAGTAGAGACTACAGACGAGCTAGTCAGATTGCTAAGTGATATTGATTTACTTGTACTAGATGATATGGGTGTAGAAAACACAGAGCACACTTTAAATAAACTTTTCAGCATTGTTGATAACAGAGTAGGTAAAAACAACATCTTTACAACTAACTTTAGTGATAAAGAACTAAATCAAAATATGAACTGGCAACGTATCAATTCAAGAATGAAACACAATGCGAGAAAAGTAAGAGTAATCGGAGACGATTTCAGGGAGCGAGATACATGGTAACCAAAGAATTTTTAAAAACTAAACTTGAGTGTTCAGATATGTACGCTCAGAAACTCATAGACGAGGCACAGGGCGACGAAAATAAGTTATATGACCTATTTATCCAAAAACTTGCAGAACGTCATACACGTCCCGCTATCGTCGAATATTAAGGAGTGTTAAAAATGCCGAAAGAAAAATATTACTTATACCGAGAAGATGGCACGGAAGATATTAAGGTCATCAAGTATAAAGACAACGTAAATGAAGTTTATTCGCTCACAGGAGCCCATTTCAGCGACGAAAAGAAAATCATGGCTGATAGTGACCTAAAACGATTCAAAGGCGCTCACGGGCTTTTATATGAGCAAGAGCTAGGGTTACAAGCAACGATATTTGATATTTAGAGGTGGCACATGGAAATAGAAATTAAATTTAACGAAACGTTCGAGGCACCTATGGGCTCGCCTCGTCCACGCTTTCGTAATACAGGTAGATTTGTTCAAACATACATGCCAACAGCTTATACAAATCATAAAGCGTATATACAAGGGCAAATGCCTAAGTTAAATCTAGAGCGCGCACTAAAAATCGAATTAGACTTTTACTTTCCATTACTTAAATCATGGTCGAAGAAAAAGAAAAGTGAAATGGTTGGACAGTATAAAGTGACTAAGCCGGATATCGATAACTTAATTAAAACAGTATTAGACGCATGTAATGGTCATGTGTGGAAAGACGATAACCAAATTACAGAAATAACTAGCTCAAAGCGTTATGGACTAGAACCAAAAATAATCATGCGAGTTGAGGAAGTGATCTAATGCAACAGCAAGCATATATAAACGCAATGATTGATATAAGGATACCTACAGAAGTTGAATATCAGTATTTTGATGATGTGGATATCGAAAAAGAAGCGCTGGCAGATTACTTATATAACAATCCTAACGAAATACTAGAGTATGACAATTTAAAAATTAGAAACGTAAATGTAGAGGTGGAATAAATGGGAAGTGTTGTAATTATTAATAATAAACCATATAAATTTAACAATTTTGAAAAAGAAATAATGGCAAAAAGAGGCTGAGCTACGTAAGAAGAAGCCACATTTGTTTAATGTACCTCAAAAACATTCACGTGATCCGTACTGGTTCGATGTCACTTATAACCAAATGTTCAAGAAATGGAGTGAAGCATAATGAGCATAATCAGTAACAGAAAAGTAGATATGAACAAAACGCAAGACAACGTTAAGCAACCTGCGCATTACACATACGGCGACATTGAAATTATAGATTTTATTGAACAAGTTACGGCACAGTACCCACCACAATTAGCATTCGCAATAGGTAATGCAATTAAATACTTGTCTAGAGCACCGTTAAAGAATGGTCATGAGGATTTAGCAAAGGCGAAGTTTTACGTCGATAGAGTATTTGACTTGTGGGAGTGATGACCATGACAGATAGCGGACGTAAAGAATACTTAAAACATTTTTTCGGCTCTAAGAGATATCTGTATCAGGATAACGAGCGAGTGGCTCATATCCATGTAGTAAACGGCACTTATTACTTTCATGGGCATATCGTACCAGGTTGGCAAGGCGTGAAAAAGACATTTGATACAGCGGAAGAGCTCGAAATATATATAAAGCAACATGGTTTGGAATATGAGGAACAGAAGCAACTAACTTTATTTTAAGGAGATGTAAAAATGAAAATCAAAGTAAAAAAAGAAATGAGACTAGATGAATTAATTAAGTGGGCGCGAGAAAATCCGGATCTATCACAAGGAAAAATATTTTTTTCAACAGGATTTAGTGATGGATTCGTTCGTTTTCATCCAAATACAAATAAGTGTTCGACGTCAAGTTTTATTCCAATTGATATCCCCTTCATAGTTGATATTGAAAAAGAAGTAACGGAAGAGACTAAGTTTGATAGGTTGTTAGAGGTATATGAGATTCAAGAAGGAGTCTATAAATCCTTATTACACAAAGGTATCAGTTTGAACGAACGTTTTGAAGACGACAATTTTTTTCCTACTAAAGCATACTATATCTTAAACGACGACCTAACTATGACGTTAATCTGGAAAGATGGGGAGTTGCTAGTATGATGTTGAAATTTAAAGCTTGGGATAAAGATAAAAAAGTTATGAGTATTATTGACGAAATCGATTTTAATAGTGGGTACATTTTGATTTCAACAGGTTATAAAAGTTTCAATGAAGTAAAACTATTACAATACACAGGATTTAAAGATGTGCACGGTGTGGAGATTTATGAAGGGGATATTGTTCAAGATTGTTATTCGAGAGAAGTAAGTTTTATCGAGTTTAAAGAAGGAGCCTTTTATATAACTTTTAGCAATGTAACTGAATTACTAAGTGAAAATGACGATATTATTGAAATTGTTGGAAATATTTTTGAAAATGAGATGCTATTGGAGGTTATGAGATGACGTTCACCTTATCAGATGAACAATATAAAAATCTTTGTACTAACTTTAACAAGTTATTAGATAAACTTCACAAAGCATTAAAAGATCGTGAAGAGTACAAGAAGCAACGTGATGAGCTTATTGGAGATATAGCTAAGTTAAGAGAGTGCAACAAAGATCTGGAGAAGAAAGCGAGCGCATGGGATAGGTATTGCAAGAGTGTTGAAAAAGATTTAATAAACGAATTCGGCAACGATGATGAAAGAGTTAAATTTGGAATGAAATTAAACAATAAAATTTTTATGGAGGATGACACTAATGAATAACCGCGAACAAATTGAACAGTCAGTTATAAGTGCTAGTGCGTATAACGGTAATGACACAGAGGGATTGCTAAAAGAGATTGAGGACGTGTATAAGAAAGCACAAGCGTTTGATGAAATACTTGAGGGTTTACCTAATGCTATGCAAGATGCACTCAAAGAAGATATTGGTCTTGATGAAGCAGTAGGGATTATGACGGGGCAAGTGGTCTATAAATATGAGGAGGAGCAGGAAAATGACTAACACATTAACAATTGATCAGTTACAAGAGTTATTACAAATACAAAAGGACTTTGACGATAGAATACCAACACTAAATTTACGAGATAGCAAGATTGCGTATGTGGTTGAATTCTTTGAATGGTTTAACACATTGGAAACGTTCAAGAATTGGAAGAAGAAACTAGGTAAACCGTTAGACGTACAGCTAGACGAGTTAGCAGACATGTTAGCGTTTGGATTGAGTATTGCTAATCAACAAGCAGATAACATGGAAGAAATTTTGGGTTATTTAGATGACGGAGATTTTAACGACTATATAGAACGAGTTGAAATCGATTTTAACGATAGTGATGTAGTAGATGAATTTATGTCAACTATAGATGAAATGTATGAAAGTCCATATAGTAGCAACTTATTTTTACCGTTTGCATTAGCGAACAACTACTACACTATCGATCAACTCATTGACGCATACAAAAAGAAAATGAAAAGGAACCACGAAAGACAAGATGGAACAGCAGACGCAGGAAAAGGATACGTGTAAAGACATCTTAGATCGAGTCAAGGAGGTTTTGGGGAAGTGACACAATACTTAGTCACAACATTCAAAGATTCAACAGGACAACCACATGAACATTTTACTACTGCTAGAGATAATCAGACGTTTACAGTTGTTGAGGCAGAGAGTAAAGAAGAAGCGAAAGAAAAGTACGAGGCACAAGTTAAAAGAGATGCAATTATTAAATTAGGTCAGTTGTTTGAAAATATAAGGGAGTGTCGGAAATGACGGATGTTAAAATTAAAACTATTTCAGGTGGAGTTTATTTTGTAAAAACAGCTGAACCTTTTGAAAAATATGTTGAAAGAATGACGAGTTTTAATGGTTATATTTACGCAAGTACTATAATCAAGCAACCAACGTATATTAAAACAGATACGATTGAATCAATCACACTTATTGAGGAGCGTGGGAAATGAATCAGCTGAGAATTTTATTACATGACGGTAGTAGTTTGGTATTACATGAAGATGAATTATTTAACGAAATAGTATTTGTTTTGGATGATTTTAGAAATGATGATGACTATTTAACGATAGAAAAAGATTATGGCAGAGAACTTGTATTGAACAAAGGTTATATAGTTGGGATTAATGTTGAGGAGGCAGACGATGACTAAACAAATATTAAGACTATTATTCTTACTAGCGATGTATGAGTTAGGTAAGTATGTAACGGAGCAAGTATATATTATGATGACGGCTAATGATGATGTAGAGGCGCCGAGTGATTACGCAAAGTTGAGTGATCAGTCTGATTTGATGAGGGCGGAGGTGTCAGAGTAGATGATGTGGTTAGTCATAGCAATTATATTACTAGTCATCTTATTGTTTGGCGTGATGTTGCAAGCTGAACAGTTAAAAGGCGATTTGAAAGTTAAAGAGCGAGAGATAGAAATATTAAGAAGTAGATTGAGACACTTTGAAGATTAACGGGGGTTAAACAAATGAGTTTGAGAAAATCAACGCAAAGATATTTAGAAAGTGAATTAAGCAATTACAATTACTTCGATAAAGATATAGCGCGTGTAAGAGATGAAGTTTTAAACCCGTGGAGTCAACAAGATACTAATATCGGTGGAGATAGGGTGCAAAGCAATGTAAGTGTAACTGAAATAAAAGCTATTAGAGTTGTTAATGATAGAAGATTATCGCAATTGGCCAGAATGAAATCGGCTATAGAGGTTGTATATAATCATAGCACTACAGAAACTCAAAAACTTATGGAACTTTATTATTTTAAAAAGCCTAGAACATTAAATTTAACTGGTGTAGCTCAAGAAATAAATGTAAGTAAATCTACCGCTTATGATATGAGGAAAGATATATTAGTTAGGTTAGCTGATGAATTAGGTATAATACATTAAGTTTGGAAAAAGTCTGGAAAAATAACGTCACTTTCGGTGTTAATATGATAGCGTAAGATATTGACTATCTTACTGCGTTTCCCTTATCGCAATTAGGAATAAAGGATCTATGTGGGTTGGCTGATTATAGCCAATCCCTTTTTTAATTTTAAAAAGCGTATAGCGCGAGAGTTGGTGGTAAATGAAATGAACAAATTAACTAAAAAGCAACGTTTGTTTGCAGAAGTATATACAATACCTGGTACTGAATGTTATGGCAATGCTACTAAGTCAGCTGTGCATGCCGGATATAGCGAAAAGACGGCGTACTCACAAGGACAGCGTATGTTGAAGAATGTTGAAATTCAGAATTATATCAAGGAGGTTGAAACAAAACTCTTTGACGAGAATATTATGTCAGGTAAAGAAGTGTTGTATAGGCTAACTAGAACAGCTAGAGGAGAACACACGGAAGTTGAAGCTGTCGTAACAAAAACTGGAGACTATAAAGAGAATCCGGATACTGGCAAAATGCAATTAGTATACGATGAACACATACAACTTGTTACTAAGTCACCTAAAATAAGTGACCAAAACAAAGCCTTAGAGATGTTAGGTAGACATCACAAATTATTTACAGACAAACAAGAAGTCGACCACAAAATACCGATGTTTGTTGATAATATTCCGGAAGATGATTAGTCATGTATGAAATACTTGATCTAAAAAATAAAATCGGTGGTGGCTACAATAAGTTTTGGCACAACAAAAACTTTTACCGTGTTGTTAAAGGTTCAAGGGGTAGCAAGAAAAGTAAAACTACCGCTATTAATCTCATTTATCGAATAATGAAATATGATTGGGCAAATATACTTGTAGTCAGAAGATTTAGCAACACTAACAAACAATCAACGTATACAGATTTAAAGTGGGCAACTAACCAATTAGGCGTTGCTCACTTATTTAAATTCAACGAAAGTTTGCCGGAAATAACGTATAAACCTACTGGACAAAAAATACTGTTTAGAGGTTTAGACGACCCATTGAAAATAACATCGATTACTGTTGATACAGGCATTTTGTGTTGGGCTTGGTTTGAAGAGGCTTATCAAATAGAAACATTCGCTAAGTTTAGCACTGTTGTTGAGTCAATACGTGGTAGCTACGATAGTCCGGAATTTTTCAAGCAAATCACAGTCACTTTTAACCCGTGGTCGGAAAGACATTGGTTGAAGCCTACATTTTTTGATGAAGAAACAAAATTAAACAATACTTTTTCAGATACAACAACTTATAGAGTTAATGAATGGCTAGATAAAGTCGATATTGAACGATATGAAGATTTGTATATAAAGAATCCTAGACGTGCAAGAATCGTTTGTGATGGAGATTGGGGTGTTGCAGAGGGGCTTGTATTCGATAATTTTAAAGTGGAAGACTTTGATTGGTTTGAGGAGTTTAAAAGAACGCAAGAAATAACTCACGGAATGGATTTTGGATTTAGTCAAGACCCTACAACAGTTGTTAGTACGGTTGTAGATTTAAAAAACAAAAAGTTATTCATCTATGATGAACACTATAAAAAAGCGATGTTAACTGATGATATAAAACAAATGCTTATTAAAAAAGGATTAGGTGATGTAGATATTGCAGCTGATTATGGGGCTGGTGGAGATAGAGTGATCAGTGAATTGAAATCTAAAGGGATTAAAGGTATAAGAAAAGCGTTGAAAGGCGCTAATACTATTTTACCAGGCATTCAATTCATTCAAGGCTTTGAAGTTATTATACACCCATCATGTGAACACGCTATTGAAGAGTTCAACACTTATACATTTGACCAAGATAATGATGGTAAGTGGTTGAACAAGCCTATAGATGCTAATAACCATATTATCGATGCATTGCGTTATAGTCTTGAGAAATATCATATCGTACGTAAAAAACGTAAAAAGAATATAGAAAGCAAAACAAAAGTAATTAAATCTCTAGGATTATAGGAGGGAACAAATGTTAAAGGCAAACGAATTTGAAACGGATACTGATTTACGAGAAAACAGAAATTACTTGTTTAACGATGAAGCTAATGTTGTTTACACATATGACGGGACAGAGTCTGATTTATTACAAAACATTAATGAAGTAAGTAAATACATTGAACATCACATGGATTACCAACGACCTAGATTAAAAGTGTTAAGTGATTATTACGAAGGTAAAACTAAGAATCTGGTTGAGTTAACACGACGCAAAGAAGAGTACATGGCAGATAACCGTGTAGCGCATGATTACGCATCTTATATTAGCGATTTTATTAACGGTTATTTCTTAGGTAATCCGATTCAATGTCAAGATGATGATAAAGATGTATTAGAAGCTATTGAGGCGTTCAATGATTTAAATGATGTTGAGTCACACAATAGATCTTTAGGATTAGATTTGTCAATTTATGGCAAAGCTTATGAGTTAATGATTAGAAACCAAGATGATGAAACGCGTTTATACAAGAGTGATGCAATGAGTACTTTTGTCATATACGACAATACAATTGAACGTAATAGTATCGCAGGCGTTAGATATTTAAGAACTAAACCAATAGACAAGACTGACGAAGATGAAGTGTTTACAGTTGATTTATTTACTTCTCACGGTGTTTATAGATATCTTACCAGTAGAACAAATGGATTGAAGCTCACACCACGTGAAAACGGTTTTGAATCACACTCTTTCGAACGTATGCCTATTACAGAATTTAGCAACAACGAAAGAAGAAAAGGAGATTATGAGAAAGTAATCACTTTGATTGATTTGTATGATAATGCAGAATCAGATACTGCTAACTATATGAGTGATTTAAACGACGCTATGTTATTGATTAAAGGTAACTTATCATTAGATCCAGATGAAGTAAAAAAACAAAAAGAAGCTAACGTGTTATTTTTAGAGCCAACCGTTTATGAGAATAGGGATACAGGTATCGAAACAGAAGGTTCAGTTGACGGCGGTTATATTTATAAGCAATACGATGTACAAGGTACCGAAGCTTATAAAGACCGTTTGAACAGTGATATACACATGTTTACCAACACGCCTAACATGAAAGATGATAACTTTAGTGGCACTCAATCGGGCGAGGCAATGAAATATAAATTGTTCGGATTAGAACAACGTACTAAAACTAAAGAAGGATTGTTTACTAAAGGGTTAAGACGTCGTGCTAAGTTGTTAGAGACAATACTTAAAAATACACGGTCGATTGACGCTAACAAAGATTTCAATACTGTTAGATACGTATACAACAGAAACTTACCTAAATCATTAATCGAAGAATTAAAAGCTTATATTGATTCTGGCGGGAAGATTAGTCAAACAACTTTAATGTCTCTATTCTCGTTCTTCCAAGACCCTGAATTGGAAGTCAAGAAAATAGAAGAAGATGAGAAAGAATCTATTAAAAAAGCTCAAAAAGGTATTTATAAAGACCCTAGAGACATCAATGATGACGAACAAGATGATGATACAAAAGATACTGTTGATAAAAAGGAATGATTGTAATTGCCTAACAAAAACACTCAAGAATATTGGGAAGAACGCGGACGCAAAGCAATCGAGAATGAGTTGAAGCGTGATAAAACTAAAGCTGAAGAAATAGAACGTATATTGAATATGATGATTAAGCGCATTGAAAAAGAAATCAATGCGTTTATTGTTAAGTACGGAGATTTTGCAGGCGTTACATTACAAGAAGCACAAAAGATTATTGATGAGTTCGATGTAAAAGCGTTTCAAGAAGAAGCAAAAAGATTGGTCGAAAACAAGGACTTTAGCGATAGAGCAAATGAAGAATTAAAGAAGTATAACACTAAGATGTATGTATCTAGAGAACAGATGTTAAAGATTCAAATAGAATTCTTAATTGCTTATGCAACAGCTCAAACAGAATTATCGATGAGGGAATATTTCGAATCAACAGCTTATCGTGTGTTCAGTGATCAAGCGGGTATTTTAGGTGAAGGTGTACAAGTAGCTAAAGAAGTTATAGATACAATCGTTGATACACAATTTCATGGTGTCGTTTGGTCAGAGCGATTATGGACTAATACTGAAGCGATGAAACAAGAAGTAGAAGAAATAATTGCTAATGTGGTTATTAGAGGTCGACATCCTAATGAATATGTTAAAGATATGCGCAAGCACCTAAACAAATTCGAAGGCACAGCAAGACAAAAGACTGCAGCAATTAAATCATTGCTTTATACGGAATCGGCACGTGTTCACGCACAATCAAGTATTGACAGCATGAAAGAAATTTCACCGGAAGGATATTATATGTATATTGCAAAAATTGATAGTAGAACAACTAAAGTATGCAAGGGGCTTAATGGAGAAATATTCAAAGTTAAAGACGCTAAAATTGGTGTTAATTTCTATCCTATGCATATCAATTGTCGTTCAGATTGCGCTTTACTACCTAAATCTATGTGGCCGAAAAAACCAAGCAAGAAACGAAAAACAAAATACTTCGGAGGGAAAGTGAAAATCGGTGATTGATTTAAAAGTAAAGTTTTTTAAAGGCAAGTTAGTTTTGTATGACAGTAAATTAAATGTTTGGAGGATACTAATATGAGTAATACTGACAAATACCTTAGAGACATAGCAAGAGAATTAAAAGGTATACTTAAAGAGTTACAAAAGCGAAACGAAACAGTTATTATTGATGCAAACTTAGACAGTGTAAGGTCGGCAGTATTAGCCGATAAAGAAAAATCGAAATATAATGAACCTCTCTTTTAATAGCTAGCACTTAATTGTGTTGGCTATTTTTTATGTCCAAACCATGCTTATGACAATAAAAGGTGCAAGCGTTACAGCCCGAACCATGTATGGCTTAAAACTAATCAAGAGTAAATAAATGAGGTGTAAAAACTATGGATATCCAAGAGAAGTTAAAACTCAAATTACAGTTTTTTGCTGAAGAATCAGATGGAGATAATGGAAAATTAAAAGATAACAACGATGATGAAGGCAAAGACAAACAAGACAAAAAGACTAATTCAGAAGAAGAAATAGAAAAAAGACTACAAGAAGAATATAACAAGCGTCTTAAAGAAGAATTAAGTCGTCGTATGAAGCAGAAAGAAAAAGAGAAACAAGAAGCTGTTGATGAAGCTAAACGATTAGCAAAAATGAACAAAGATCAAATCGCTGAATATGAACGCGAACAAATGGAAAAAGAGCTGGAACAATTACGTTCAGAAAAACAATTAAACGAAATGCGTTCAGAAGCACGAAAAATGTTGAGTGAAGCGGAAGTTGATTCATCAGATGAGGTTGTTAATTTAGTTGTAACAGATACTGCTGAACAAACTAAATTGAATGTTGAAGCTTTTTCTAATGCAGTAAAAAAAGCGGTTAATGAAGCGGTTAAGGTTAACGCTAGACAATCGCCATTGACTGGTGGAGATTCATTTAATCACTCGACTAAAAATAAACCGCAAAACTTAGCTGAAATAGCTAGACAAAAAAGAATTATTAAAAATTAACGGAGGCATTTAAATGGAACAAACACAAAAATTAAAATTAAATTTGCAACATTTTGCGAGTAACAATGTTAAACCGCAAGTATTTAACCCTGATAATGTAATGATGCACGAAAAGAAAGATGGCACGTTGATGAATGAATTCACAACGCCCATCTTACAAGAGGTTATGGAAAACTCTAAAATTATGCAATTAGGTAAGTACGAACCAATGGAAGGTACTGAGAAGAAGTTTACTTTTTGGGCTGATAAACCAGGTGCTTACTGGGTAGGTGAAGGTCAAAAAATCGAAACATCTAAAGCTACATGGGTTAATGCTACTATGAGAGCGTTTAAATTAGGGGTTATCTTACCTGTAACAAAAGAATTCTTGAATTACACTTATTCACAGTTCTTTGAAGAAATGAAACCTATGATTGTTGAAGCTTTCTATAAAAAGTTTGACGAGGCAGGTATTTTGAATCAAGGTAACAATCCATTCGGTAAATCAATTGCGCAATCAATTGAAAAAACTAATAAGGTTATTAAAGGTGACTTCACACAAGATAACATTATTGATTTAGAGGCATTACTTGAAGATGACGAATTAGAAGCAAATGCGTTTATCTCAAAAACGCAAAACAGGAGCTTGTTACGTAAAATTGTAGATCCTGAAACAAAAGAACGCATTTATGACCGTAACAGTGATTCATTAGACGGTTTACCTGTGGTTAATCTTAAATCAAGTAACTTAAAACGTGGTGAATTAATCACTGGTGACTTCGACAAATTGATTTATGGTATCCCTCAATTAATTGAATACAAAATCGATGAAACCGCACAATTATCTACAGTTAAAAACGAAGATGGCACACCTGTAAACTTGTTTGAACAAGACATGGTGGCATTACGTGCAACTATGCATGTAGCATTGCATATCGCTGATGATAAAGCGTTTGCTAAGTTAGTTCCTGCTGACAAAAGAACAGATTCAGTTCCAGGAGAAGTTTAATAAATAATTAGGAGTGGTAACATGCCCGAAATCATTGGAATTGTTAAAGTAGATTTTACAGATTTAGAAGATAACAGACATGTCTATATGAAAGGGCATGTCTACCCTCGCAAAGGTTATGATCCTACAGATGAACGTATCAAAGCTTTAGCTAGTGTTGAAAATAAACGCAACGAACAAATGATTTACATTGTAAATGACAAATTAACCAAAAAAGAACTTGTCGAAATAGCAAGTGTTGCTGGCTTACAAGTTGATGAAAAACAAACAAAAGCTGAAATTATCAATGCTTTTGAGTCACTAGAGTAGGTGGTTATATGACTACGCTAGCTGATGTAAAAAAACGTATTGGTCTTAAAGATGAAAAGCAAGATGAACAATTAGAAGAAATCATAAAAAGTTGTGAAAGCCAGTTGTTATCAATGTTACCTATTGAAGTTGAACAAATACCGGAAAGGTTTAGTTACATGATTAAAGAAGTTGCAGTTAAACGCTACAACAGGATTGGTGCTGAAGGTATGACATCAGAAGCGGTTGACGGACGTAGCAATGCGTATGAATTGAACGATTTCAAGGAGTATGAAGCTATTATTGATAATTACTTTAATGCTAGAACGAGAACTAAAAAAGGAAGGGCTGTGTTCTTTTGAGATATGAAGATAGAGTTATTTTTCAATTAGAACAAGTAGCAACTTACAATCCTAAAACTAGCAAAAAAGAAAACACACTAATCACTTATGATGCGATACCATGCAATATTAACCCCATTTCTAGAGCAAGAAAGCAACTTGAATTTGGTGATGTAAAAAACGATGTAAGTGTTCTGAGGATAAAAGAATCAATATCTTACCCTGTTAGCCACGTGTTGGTTAATGGCATTCGCTACAAGATAGTTGATACAAGGATATACAGACACGAAACGTCATATTATATCGAAGAGGTCAATTGATGAATATAGATGGATTAGACGCACTGTTAAACCAATTTCACGATATGAAAACCAACATTGATGATGATGTAGATGATATTTTACAGGAAAACGCCAAAGAATATGTAGTACGAGCTAAATTGAAAGCTAGAGAAGTAATGAATAAGGGTTATTGGACTGGTAATTTATCACGCAATATCAGATATAAAAAAACTGGCGATTTGCAATACACTATCACATCGCATGCAGCTTATAGTGGTTTCTTAGAGTTTGGTACTCGATACATGGAGGCAGAACCTTTTATGTGGCCAGTATATGAGGTAATAAGAAAATCAACTGTAGAAGAATTGAAAGCGTTGTTTGAATAGGAGATAAAAGCATGACACCGAACTTACAACTTTATAATAAAGCGTATGAAACGCTACAAGGATATGGATTCCCTGTTATTTCTCGTAAAGAGATGCAACAAGAGATTCCGTATCCTTTTTTTGTAATAAAAATGCCGGAGTCAAATAGAAGTAAGTACACGTTTGATAGTTATTCTGGCGATACGAATTTAGTTATTGATATTTGGAGTGTAAGCGATGATTTAGGACATCATGACGGACTTGTTAAAAGGTGTATCGATGATTTAACACCTAGCGTTAAAACAAACGATTATGACTTTGAAGAAGATGATACTAACATCGCACAGTTAGTCGATGATACTACTAATCAAGAATTGATACACACATCAGTAACGATATCTTACAAAACATTTTAAAAAACGGAGGAATATTGAATGGCAAATATGAAAAATAGTAATGATCGTATTATTTTATTTAGAAAAGCTGGCGAAAAAGTAGATGCTACTAAAATGCTTTTTTTAACTGAATACGGCTTATCACATGAAGCTGATACAGATACAGAGGATACGATGGATGGGTCTTATAACACTGGTGGTTCAGTTGAATCAACAATGTCTGGTACTGCTAAAATGTTTTATGGTGACGATTTTGCAGATGAAATTGAAGATGCAGTTGTAGATCGCGTATTGTATGAGGCTTGGGAAGTTGAAAGTAGAATACCAGGCAAAAATGGAGATGCTACTAAATTTAAAGCGAAATATTTCCAAGGTTTCCACAATAAATTTGAATTAAAAGCAGAAGCTAACGGTATTGATGAATATGAATATGAATATGGAGTGAATGGTCGTTTCCAACGTGGATTTGCAACACTACCTGAGGCTGTAACAAAGAAACTTAAGGCGACTGGATACAGATTCCATGACACTACAAAAGCAGATGCATTAACTGGCGAAGATTTAACAGCAATTCCACAACCTAAAGTAGATTCACCACCGGTTGCACCAAGAGAGGTATAAAAATAGGGCGTTAAGCCCTTTTTATTTTGTTTAAATTAATTATGAATGGAGATTTTAAGTTATGAATGTAGAAATTAACGGAAAGTCATTAGAATTAAGTTTTGGTTTTAAATTTTTAAGAGAAATCGATAACCGATTAGGTTTAAAAGTTGAACAAGCTTCTATCGGTCAAGGTGTATCAATGTTGCCTGTAGGTTTAGAAAGTGGAAATCCGGTTGTGATTGGCGAAGTTTTAATCGCAGCTACATCTCACTTAAAAAAACAAGCAATTACTATTAATAACATTGATGAAGCATTAGATGAAATCGCAGAAAATATCGGACTAGAAGAATTCGGTTCGGATATTTTAACGGAGTTGGGAAAGCGACCTATGACCCGAAACCTAGTCGAAGTAGTGGAAACGGAAGAAAAACCAGCGGAAGCCTAATAACTTACGACAGAATCGTTATAACTTGTATGTCAACACTTGGTATTACAGATTTGAACGTTATTGAGCAAATGACATTAACAGAATATAACTATCGAATGTATGCGAAAGAGTATGAAATGCTAACCCAAGAATTCGAACGTTACAAACTTGCGTTTGCTATTCGTGATGCTGCAGCTACTAAAAATGTTGGGACAGAAAATAAACCTAAAGAGGAATATGTTTTTAACAACGCAAACGACGTATTGCCTTATGAAGAAAATATCCAACGGCTTAACGAAGGTAAAGATATAAGATTTAGTAGCGAACGTGATGAATACGAACCACAAAATAATGAATTCTTTAAAGTTATAGCAGAATTTAATAAGCAATAGAAAGAGAGGTGTTAATGTGACGGAATATAAAATTAAAGCGACTATTGAAGCTAGTGTAGCTAAATTCAAAAAGCAAATTGATAGTGCGGTTAAATCTGTACAAAAATTCAAAAGAGTAGCAGATCAAACTAAAGATGTCGAATTAAATGCTGATGATAAAAAATTACAAAAAACTATCAAAGTTGCTAAAAAGTCTTTAGATGCCTTTAGTAACAAAAAAGTAAAAGCTAAATTAGATGCTAGTATACAAGACTTGCAACAAAAGGTACTAGAATCGAATTTTGAACTAGACAAACTAAACTCTAAAGAAGTTACTCCAGAGATTAAATTACAAAAACAAAAATTGACTAAAGATATCGCTGAAGCAGAAGCTAAGTTATCCGAACTAGAAAAGAAGCGTGTCAATATTGACATCAATGCAGATAACAGTAAATTCAATCGAGTGTTAAAAGTATCTAAAGCTAGTCTTGAAGCATTAAATAGGTCTAAAGCCAAAGCTATTATAGACGTGGACAACGGTGTTGCTAACTCTAAAATCAAACGCACTAAAGAAGAGCTTAAAAGTATTCCAAACAAAACTAGATCTCGACTTGATGTAGATACAAGGCTTTCTATACCAACTATTTATGCGTTTAAAAAATCATTAGACGCATTGCCAAACAAAAAAACAACAAAGGTAGATGTCGATACTAATGGTTTAAAGAAAGCTTATGCCTACATAATAAAAGCAAACGACAATTTCCAAAGACAGATGGGGAATTTAGCTAATATGTTCCGTGTGTTCGGTACTGTAGGTTCTAATATGGTTGGTGGATTACTAACTTCATCTTTTAGCATTTTAATACCTGTAATAGCGAGCGTAGTACCTGTAGTGTTTGCACTATTAAACGCTATCAAAGTGTTAACTGGTGGTGTACTTGCTTTAGGTGGTGCTGTAGCAATAGCTGGTGCTGGCTTTGTAGCATTTGGCGCAATGGCTATCAGCGCTATAAAGATGCTTAGTGACGGCACTTTACAAGCTAGCTCAGCAACAAACGAATACAAAAAAGCTTTAGATGGCGTAAAGTCAGCATGGACTGATATTATAAAGCAAAATCAATCCGCTATCTTCACAACTCTTGCAAATGGTTTAAATACTGTTAAAACAGCAATGCAGAGCTTACAACCGTTTTTTAGTGGTATTTCAAGAGGAATGGAAGAGGCGTCTCAAAGTGTACTTAAATGGGCTCAAAATAGCGGTGTAGCATCAAGGTTCTTCAACATGATGAATACAACTGGTGTTTCGGTATTTAACAAGCTATTAAGTGCTGCAGGCGGTTTCGGTGACGGTTTAGTCAATGTATTCACACAATTAGCACCACTGTTTCAATGGTCGGCTGATTGGTTGGATAGATTAGGTCAATCTTTCTCTAACTGGGCTAATAGTGCAGCTGGAGAAAATTCGATTACTCGTTTTATTGAATACACAAAAACAAATTTACCTATCATTGGTAATATTTTTAAAAATGTTTTCGCTGGAATTAACAATTTGATGAATGCATTTAGTGGATCGTCAACTGGTATATTCCAGTCTCTCGAACAGATGACAGCTAAATTTAGGGAATGGTCTGAACAAGTAGGACAATCTCAAGGGTTCAAAGACTTTGTCAGTTATATACAAACAAATGGACCACTAATAATGCAATTAATTGGGAACATTGCAAGAGGATTAGTTGCATTCGCAACAGCGATGGCTCCTATAGCTAGTGCAGTATTACGCGTTGCAGTTGCAATAACTGGTTGGATAGCTAACTTGTTTGAGGCGCATCCAGCTACAGCACAATTAGTTGGTGTCATTATAACTTTAGTTGGTGCATTTAGATTTTTAATTGCTCCAATATTAGCGGTAATGGACTTTTTAGGACCATTAGCAGCAAGATTGGTTGCATTAGTAACTAAGTTTGGTTGGGCTAAAACAGGAACTTTAGTATTAAGTAAGGCAATGACATCGTTAAAAGGTCCAATAAAATTAGTTACAGCTATATTCCAATTGTTATTCGGTAAGATTGGATTAATTAGAAATGCTATCACAGGACTAGTAACTGTGTTTGGTATTTTAGGCGGTCCAATAACAATAGTAATTGGTGTAATTGCTGCATTAATAGCTATATTCGTTTTATTGTGGAATAAAAATGAAGGATTCAGAAACTTTATTATAAATGCTTGGAATGCGATAAAAACGTTTATGGTTAATGTTTGGAATGTATTAAAAGCTGTAGCTTCGGTTGTATGGAATGCTATTTTAACAGCTATCACTACAGCAGTATCGAATGTTTACAATTTTATAATGATTGTTTGGAATCAAATAGTCGCTTATTTACAAGGGCTATGGAATGGAATTATCGCTATTGCAACAACAGTATGGAACCTTTTAGTTACAATCATCACAACTGTTTTCACGACGATAATGACAATAGTTATGACGATATGGACAGCTATTTGGACATTCTTAAGTACAATCTGGAACACGATAATTACAATCGCTACTACGATTTGGAATTTGTTAGTCACTGTAATAACTACAGTATTTACCACAATTATGACTATCGCAATGACAATTTGGAACGCTATTTGGACGTTCTTACAAACGTTGTGGAACACTATAGTTACTGTGGCAACTAAGGTTTGGAACGCTATCACTACAACTATATCTACTGCGTTACAAGCGGCATGGAGTTTTATTTCTAATATATGGAATACGATTTGGAGTTTCTTATCTGGTATATTAACGACAATTTGGAATAAAGTTGTAAGCATATTCACACAAGTTGTATCAACTATATCAGACAAAATGTCTCAAGCTTGGAACTTCATCGTGACTAAAGGTATGCAATGGGTATCTACTATAACAAGTACGCTAATTAACTTTGTTAATAGAGTTATTCAAGGATTCGTTAATGTTGTAAACAAAGTTAGTCAAGGTATGACAAATGCAGTAAATAAAGTTAAAAGCTTTGTGGATGACTTTGTATCAGCAGGTGCTGATATGATCCGTGGTTTGATGAGAGGTATTGGTAATATGGCTAGAGACTTAGCTGAAAAAGCAGCTAGTGTAGCAAAAGGTGCTTTAAATGCAGCCAAAAGAGCGCTAGGTATTCACTCACCTTCACGTGAATTCATGGATGTTGGTATGTATTCAATGTTAGGTTTCGTTAAAGGTATAGATAATCATTCAAGTAAAGTTATCCGTAATGTTTCTAATGTTGCAGATAAAGTAGTTGATGCATTTCAACCTACATTAAACGCACCTGACATTTCTAGTATTACAGGAAACTTAAGTAATTTAGGTGGAAATATAAATGCGCAAGTACAACACACACATTCTATTGAAACATCACCGAACATGAAAACTGTTAAAGTTGAATTCGATGTCAATAACGATGCGCTTACTAGTATTGTTAACGGCAGAAATGCTAAACGCAATTCTGAGTATTACTTATAAAGGAGGTTACAAATGGACATAGAATTAACAAAAAAAGATGGTACTGTAATCAAATTAAATGAATACGGGTTTATCGTTAACGATATAGTAATTGATAGCATGCAAATCAACACAAAGTATCAAGACAAAGAAAATATGAACGGTCGTATATTAATGGGGAGCAATTATATCAGTAGAGATATAGTTGTTCCTTGTTTTTGTAAAGTTAAAAATCGTTCAGACATTGCTTATATGCGAGATATGTTGTATTCGTTAACGACAGACATAGAACCTATGTATTTGCGAGAAATCAGAAGAAAAGAAGAGTTGAATTACAGGTTTACTCAACCAACTTCTGATGATTACGTGAAATTAGATAAAAACAACTTCCCGGATTACGAATATTCAAGACACGATCAACAAATTTATGTAAATGGTAAACAGTATAAAGTTGTTTTTAACGGAGTTATAAACCCTAAACAAAAAGGTAATAAAGTTTCTTTTGAACTAAAATTCGAAACTACAGAATTACCATACGGTGAAAGTATTGGAACAAGCCTAGAGTTAGAAGAAAACAAAAAGGTTGGATTGTGGTCGTTTGATTTTAATATTGATTGGCATGCAGGCGGAGACAAAAGAAAGTATACATTTGAAAATTTGAGCAAAGGTACAGTTTACTATCACGGTAGTGCTCCTAACGACCAATTCAACATGTATAAAAAGATAACAATTATTTTAGGCGAAGATACAGAATCGTTTGTATGGAATTTAACGCATGCTGAAATAATGAAAATCGAAGGGATCAAACTAAAAGCTGGAGACAGAATTGTTTATGATAGCTTCCGAGTTTATAAAAACGGTGTTGAAATAAGTACCGAAACGAATATAGCCCAACCAAAATTTAAATACGGAGCTAATAAATTTGAGTTTAATCAAACGGTACAAAAAGTTCAGTTTGATTTGAAATTTTATTATAAGTAGGTGTCAGAATGACAATAACTATTAAACCACCTAAAGGTAATGGCGCACCTGTACCAGTAGAAACAACTTTAGTAAAAAAAGTTAATGCTGACGGTGTATTAACTTTTGATATTCTAGAAAATAAATATACTTATGAAGTTATTAACGCTATAGGGAAAAGATGGATTGTTAGTCATGTCGAAGGTGAAAACGACAAGAAAGAATATGTAATAACTGTCATTGATAGGAAATCAGAAGGCGACAGACAACTGGTTGAATGTACTGCTAGAGAGATTCCTATAGATAAGTTAATGATTGATAGGATTTATGTTAATGTAACAGGATCTTTTACAGTAGAAAGATATTTTAACATTGTGTTTCAAGGTACTGGAATGCTTTTTGAAGTCGAAGGTAAGGTTAAGTCTTCGAAGTTTGAAAATGGTGGTGAAGGCGATACAAGGTTAGAAATGTTTAAAAAGGGATTAGAACATTTCGGTTTAGAATATAAAATAACGTATGACAAAAAGAAAGACAGATATAAGTTTGTATTGACGCCTTTTGCAAATCAAAAAGCGTCTTATTTTATTTCTGATGAAGTCAACGCCAACGCTATAAAACTCGAGGAAGATGCAAGTGATTTCGCCACCTTCATTAGAGGATATGGTAATTATTCAGGAGAAGAAACATTCGAACACGCTGGGCTCGTAATGGAAGCTAGAAGTGCATTAGCTGAAATATAC